CTAGACAATCCTGAGGGCTCATCCCTTATTACCTTCTAGTAGGCGAGCTACAAAACTGGCTAGTCATGCTAGCGTTCACCCCGAGGAATTCCTCATTGACTCCGAGGTGCAGTTCATACTACTGCACGCTAGCGAATGATAGTGGAGCGCTAATCCACTTTTCACCCCTGAGACTCGGGGTGTCGCTATCGAGGGTGTGGTGCCTAAGCACACCCGAAGAAGGCTGAAGCCTTGTGTTGTCGCAAGTGGTCAACCAGAACGTCAAAATGTCTGGTGTCCGCGACAGAACCGTCAGGTTGGAACAGAGCGTTGGATGCCAACATCTGAGCGAATTCGTCAGAGTCGCGCAAACAACCGAAAGTCTCGATCCGTTGGTCACCTCTGAGAATCTGCTGCTCTATCTGGAGTTGGACCACGATAGGGATCGCAGGGATCCCAGGTCCTCCCCTCGCAAGAGCAGCACGGTGTTCAGGGGTGGGAGGTGCTACGTCTAGCTTCCCGAACCTTAACTGTTGGTTACGTTCCAAATACCTTTCGGCGTTCTTGAATGGAGTGTTGTAAGCAGCTGTATCGCGCAAGATCCGTAAGACAAGTGCCCACAAGATGGGATGTCCGGGTTCTCGATAATGCAAGCTGAAAGCTGTCTGCCTGAGCAGAAACTTCTGCTTGCTCACCTTCAATTCAGGCTTCTTAACCCACAATGACCGAAGGCAACGAGCGACGTTGAGAACTCGGAGCTCTGGATAATACAGAGCTCTGAGGAAGTCCACACTACCGTGTCCACTCCCTCGACAAGCTAAGGAATAATAAAATCCCATATCGTCGATCAGCCCCGGGTCAGCCCGTAGGTTGGTCAGCCCATCATCGCCTTCTGCGATCATCGTGATGGGCTTAGCCTGAATGTGTGCGTCATACTGCAACAAACAGATATTGACAATGCCATTCAAGAAGGAAGTGGTGTAATCACCACTGGCTTCAGTCTCTAACCAAAACCTGCCACACTTCGCCACCAGCTCTCTGCCATGACCAGTCAAAGACTGATACTTGGTGATGAAGTCGGTAGGGATGCTGAGTCTTGGCTTCACTAGTTCCAAAAGGTAGCAGACCAAACCACGCATGATGGCATCAATTGAGGACTCATAACTTGAATAATCAGTCGAGTAGTGTTCACCCTGGGTTATGTTCAATACTTTGTGTCGGGTCTCCTCTGGTGTCAGGTTTTTGATCTGATACTTTGAGAGGGGACCGTCATTAAAAGCGTGAACTATATCCAAGATTCTGACCGTCTCGATCTTATCCTTGTCATTCATCGTCATGATACCGCGCGGCCTGGGCCTACCTTCTTTCGAGTTGTCCTCATCCTTGACAAACATCGAATTCCTAGTAAAACCCCTCACGTAACCCCCGTCCAGGTGCTTCTTATGCTTCTCTACCATGTTCTTGCAATAATTAGCACCCTTCTGGTGTTGGAGCCGTTGGAAAGAAGTGTAAAGGTCTTCTTCAACTAGGTTGAACTCAGTCTCAGCTACGAGGTTCTCAAGGAACTTCTTAGAAAAGACAATGAATTCAGCCAGTTGTGGTCTGACCTTGTACTCCTTGGCCATTGCTCTGCCAGCAAAAGCAGCCAATAAGGCTTTCGGGCTGCTTCTGTTGACAAAGCCTGGCCCCAGCTCGCGTCCCTCATCTGTGAAAATGAGGAAATGTGTCCGTCTCACGATTCTTCTTTTTGTTTCTTTTTCTAGTAGTTTATCGATATCAAAAGACAGAATGTAGTTACGCGGGTTGGTGGCAGTCTTGATGTATGACTCACGAGGGTCCGCTTCATAGCAGACCCTCGAAAGTCAGACACGCAGGCGAACGTGTCTAGGCACCGGAGGGTTGTAGAAGGCTGATGCCTCAGCGGCAACGCCAACTATGAGACTGTGAGTAAAAGTCCCCGGTGCGTGGCCCATGTCAGTCCTGTCCACGAAAGACATGGGTGCTAGGAGGAGGCTCTCATCGTACGTGTAGTCGCTATTAGCATCCCGACAAACTTGAAGCTGATAAGTCTGAGAGAAGTGGTCAACAAGTACATCGTTGACCGTCATCTTAATCTCCTTAAACCTACCATCTCTGAGCTCATTGATCAGCACACCGTCACGCTTTACATGCACGACAGGGCGGACGATGTACGAGAGTGTGTTAGCATGGTGCATAGTCTCCACTAGCTGAGCCTTGTGTGTCTTGAGGTCGTCACCTCTGGGCACACGAGGGGCTAGGGACTCTCGGTCAAATCTGACCAAGTCCTTCTCGTAAGTCGTCACGCCTCGGCCAAACAATGCTCGCAGAAAATCGAAGCAGACCGTTAGACAGTCCACCTCAAATGGGTCTCCAGGTTCTACGACGTTCTTGAAAACGCTAGGCAGCGCGCTTTCCTTCACGATGTAGTTCTGGCAGGCCTCAACGACATTGCTTGACCGAGTCAGACAAGAGTCAGCCTCAGGACCATAATCCTCATCTTCAAAACCGAGGATGTCGAACGGGTCATTAGTGAGTAAGACTTCGTCTAGGTCTCTCTCCACTTTGTTCACCGCCCGTGGCCGTTCGGGGGCAGGGCATGCTGGTTGAACTACTTCGGTATTCTCTTCTTCTTTCTCCTCTTGTTCAACAGCCTGCTCTGCCCCCGTCGGCTCTAGGTCCTGCCTGGGTGGATCACCTTCCTTACGTGCACGTCTCTTCTTGCGCCACTCCTTTCTCTTCAAGGTCCTGGCCGAAGGCTTGTTAGCACCACCCGGGGCTGCCCCGTTGTTCTCGCTCGCTGGGGTCTGAGCGTTCGGTCCTCCACCCCCTTTCTTGGAGGGGTGCTTCCTGGTCTTGCCCTTCTTACGCTTACGCCTGTTTAAGACGCGCATTTTCTGGACAAGACCGGCGGACCGCCCGGAGGCGGCACCGGAGGGTTCCGAAGCAGAAGTTGTGGGGTGGTCTTCTGCACCACCATAGACCCTAGGTACTACCCTCAGAGTGTACGGAGCGACACGCATCAAACGTACTGAAGGATTCCTTCGGAGTCTACTGATCAAGTCAAAGTTGCGTTGCTGAATAAGCACACAACCATACAACTTGACAGTCCCTAGGCCGTTATGGCCCGGTGCCCCCCAAGTAGGGCAGGTTTGGCTCTCATGTATCATTGCTGATCGCGAGTTAGAGCCATCCTCGCTGGCCGGGGGTTTATCGAACCCCCCCGGAGGTCCAGGCGACCGACGTCACTGGATCAACCTATTACGGTTGACGCCAGCGGGCCGGTAAAAGGCTGAGGCAGCATTCACGAGTCCGTAAACGCCATTCACAGCCATGTTAAGAAGTCGCGGATCATTGGCTGCTCCCGACAAGAAAGCGGCCAGTAGAGAATAGGAAGTAGGATCCGCTACTTCTTGAGACGTTTCCGTTGTCAACGCCATCCACCGTTGTGCGGCGGTAATGGCGTGGGAACCTTCCAGTTCCTTGGAACGTTTAGCGAGAAGCAGGCGCAGGACATGCCTCTCCGAATCTGTCATCCAGTTCAGTCTAGTGTTCGTCAGGTAATACTTCTCGTATCTCGGCGCCACCCAAGATTCTACAATAGTCTCGCACATGAATGACGCAGTTGACTGCAAACCGGACAGACTCAGCGTTAACACCGGACACCCCATGTAAGGGGTGACAGTAGTCGCTGAGCCGCCCAGATTCATCGTTGCCGAGAGAGGGTTGCTGAAAGAACTCGGCATGTTGTAAGGTGACGCTGTATACAGTGTCGTACCTAGCAACTCCGAGTTAGAAGCCACCGTCCGCTTGTCATAGACATCACAGAAGACATTCAACTCTATCACAGGATATTCACTCAAATAGTGAAGTCCCACATTACCACTGTTCTCTCCAGTGACATTAACAGGTCCTGCTACAGAATTGTCCGTCATGCGGCACACCCCAGAAAGGTCACTCACCGGGCCAATATAAGTCAAACGCACCGCTACCCTGGTGGGCACTGAAGTGACGTCCGGCTGTCTCGACTGGTAAGCGACCATAGAGCTCATTGCTGTTGTGCCTAATTCTGCATACGCATCATTAGCCTGCGGCAATCCCACACCGACGTTACCGTCAGCGTGAAACGAATTGAAGTTCCATTGGTCGTTGGTGCCTACAGCGTTGTACGCTGCGTTAGAAATCACACCGTCGCCGGTAGAATGCATAACGTAGCCCGCATCGCGGTAACCACTTGGGACCACGGCAACGTGCAGCTCTCCCGTAGAAGACGTCATGGTCTTCCTCAGAATTTGATGTGCACAGTAACCTGAAAGGATAGACTCCCCTCTAGCTCCTGAGGTGGCGATGGGAGGAAGCCCAATGGGTTGGGTAATGTTTGTAGTAGCCTTAGCATATGCATCAATCGCTTCCGTAGACGTCGCGTACGACTTGAGCATGTTTCTAAGTTGTCCCATTGTTGGCTTCCGAGCAGAATTCTTTCGCTTGCCTCTGCTGCCCCTTTTCTTAGCTCCACCCAAGACTTTCACTTTTAGTCTGAGTACCTTGTGTGGGTCAAAAACGTCATCAGGTTCTAAAACACGCCGGTCTTGTGCTGCGTACAGCATATCCGACAGTCCTAGTTCCATCTCGAGTTCTCTTACACACTTGGCCCTCATGGGGATGATGGTGATAGGCTCTCCATTGATCTGCACGAAATAATCCGTGAAATCCTCAGAAAACCGCACACTGTCCATCAACCGTTCCTTAAGTCCCATGATGCTGGTACTAGATGGGGGGCAATCCCGCCTCTCGCTTGGTTGAACAAATGCCTCTTGTTCTAAAGGTTGCAAGTTTTGACTTGACTCCAACGCACTGGTGTGCGCGACATTCCGCTCTTGCTGTGCAGAATGAGGAGTTGTGAGCCCGGTCAGGCTGCGACTCACGTTGTTGACAAATTTGTTAGAAATAGGTCAGGGGCCTTACATGCTCACTCAACTTGACTGTTGAGCGCCAACACAAGATGCTAGTTATTAGCAAACACCGCGTGGAAGAAATCCTTCGTTTCGCTTCCGGCCGAACCGTATATGGGCTAGACGAAGGCTCGGGGTGTTAAAGAAGCTGTCGAAACTTCCCGGACTAATTGGGCCACCTAGGTAGTTGAACTACCCCCCTTTCGGACTGCTATAGCGGCCGACCCACATATCCAAGAAGCAACAACTCACCACTGTCACTCTCCCCTTGGTGCTCTCGCACCCACAACCAACCAGGTGTCAAACTGGCTAGTCAAGCGCTCCCCTCCACCGAGCGCCGTAGCTCCAGACTATTTGAAACGCAATCTGGAGCACCCTATTTAAAATCGAGTCATAAGACCCCGCGCTTTAGCGCCGTCAAAACCCTAGCGTTATCAGGTTTTGCGCCTCTTGTTCTAAAGGTTGCAAGTTTTG